ACCAATACATGCCGCAAAAGTCTCAAAACCTTGTACCGCACCACCTAAAGTAACTGTACCAGTACCAGTAGTGGTAGTGCTTTCTTTTACACGGTCATTGAGTACTAAAGCCATGTGTTACTCCTATGCTATTCGTATAATTGCTGCAGAGGATGAGAAGGCTGGAAATTGCACAGTAAAAGTACCAGAGGTAGCTGTCTTATCGCCACCAAAATTTAATACACATACTGCTGGGTCACCTGACTGGGTATCATTGTAAATCAACGCACCTCTTGCAGTTAAAGTTACTCCTGTAAACGACAGATCAGCAAAATCAACTAAGGCTGTATCTGAAGAGATTGAAGTGCCTCCATTAGTTAGTGCGCTGCCACCAGATGCATATTGACCAGTAGCTGATACTTGGTTATCTGTGGTAAATGATGTAGTTGACTTACCTAAAGTAGCACTACTGGTATAAAGTGCTAATTTAAATGAATTACCACCACTTTGTTTAAAATTATGGGTGCCCTCTAATAATTCTTTTTTAAACGAATTACATATTGCATTGGTTGTTATTGCCATTATCCTACTCCCTTAGCATTTGGTGAAATTGATGGAACGGGTATCCTTGGTTCACCATCTGTATATTGCCCACGTTTCTTATGTCCCATCTGTTGCATAGCAAACTGCTGTACCTCTTCATTGTACTTCCCTTTGTATAAGTTGTACATATCAACAGGTCCTTTTAAGTAACTAAAACATTCAGTTAACACACCATGTAATAGCAACGACTCTTGGTTGATTGACAAAAAGGTAGTGGTTGAGCTATTAAAATGAGGTGGATCAATCACATAATTGATTTGCACGGTCAAAGCACTGGATGGTACTGGAGCAATCACAATGGCACTATCATCCCAGTTTGCATAGTATTTTGGCACACCTGTTGCATCTGTTGGATTAAACTCTGATATAAAACTAGTATCTCGTTTTTCTAAAAATATACGACTGCTACCACTAGTTACTTGAACTGATCTTAAATACATCATTTCTTCTGGCATACTAAGATATCGTTGTGATGCGACACATGAAGATGTTTTATAAGCTCTTAAATCATCATAGTCAACTTTACCCGCAATATCTAATTCAATATTACGAATGAACTGGTCAATTAAAGTATCTGATAAAACATTAGAATCTACTTCAGTATAGTTTCTTACTTGTGTTAAAAAGTTAGCGTGTGTAATAGTCATGATATACTTATGGTTACCTCGCCAGTGCTAGATGTCATTTCAAATGACTCTAAAGATGTACCTAATATATTATCACTTGCACTAGGCAACATGCTTGAATTATTAAAACCATTATTAACATAAATAACAAAAGCCTCATTATCATCTTTTGGTCTTGGTCTTGGGTTATGTAAAGCGATTGCATCTGCTTTATGATGTTTTCTTCTAATTTGAGGATGTTTAGATTCGTATTCAGATTTATGCACAAAAGCACCATTCCATTCTTTTACCATTTCTTTATACGGAAATTCCATACCTGATCTATCAGATATTGCTTTTGCGTATTTTCCTTTTGCGTATGCCATAATTAACTCCCAGATGGATAATAACTTTGCGGTGTAATATACACTGAAGTTCTTTGTCCATCCTCTTCTAATGCTCTTTTTAACTCATCCTCATAAATTAATTTAGTAGTTTGTACTAACTGAGGGTTAAGTTTCATGCTTAAATAATAAGCAAGTCCTGCCACCATGCAAGGTATAAATCTAAAAGCAACATCTGCTTGGTTGGTGTAAGCTCCAGCGTCTTCAATTCTTTTGACACAATAAAATTTTAAATGCGTATAGGTACTTGCATTAGGTGTCTGATACAAAGTGATTGTAGGTGTGGTTTGACGATCAACATAATATTCTGATGGTTGCCCGGTAGCACCTTTATTACTTTTTGCTGCATAGTCACTTCTTGATATTTTAGTTAAAGCTACATCACTAGTTGAACTAGTTGTGTTACTTGAACTACTGATATAGGCTTCTAAAACATCACTGGTGTTAGTAGGTGCTGTGTAAGTTGCAGTTCCTGATGTTAATTCTTGTGTGTTTAATGACACTTTCCAAAGATGGATGCCACGATTCGACCATTCTGAAAACAAAATGTTAAGGCTACGTCTAGCGGATTTTAAATCGTTACCACTATTAGTTCTAACCCCACAACGCTCATAGGCTTCTTCAATGATATCATCGATATCTAAATCAAATGCTGTTGTGCCTGAAGTAGCCATCTGGTCTCCTTATTTTGAACCTTTAAATTTTGTGCCTTGAATTGCCACACCACCACCACGGCTAAATACTGACATTGTACCTCTGGTGGTAAAATATTTATTTTGTAATCTATAAAATTCATCCATGTCTTTTTGATTACCATCCATACCTGATTTTAGTAATTTTTTCATTTTACCGCTCTGTTTTAAACGAGTTATATTAGCAAATCTTCTGTCCATACGGCTTATTCTTTCGTCTGGATCACCTAAAAAAAATTCTTTTGTTTTAGTAAGTTTTGATTTTTTACTGTCTTTAAGTTTTTTCTTTCTATCAAGTTCTTTATTAACTCTCAGTAATTTTTCTTTTCTAGTTTCAGACATACTTATAACCTCCTATTAAGATTTTTTCTTATTCTTCTTTTTAAGAAGTTTAAAATCACCACTATCAATTCTACCATTTTTGTTTAAATCAAGTTTTTTTTGATTGCCTATTAAACCACCACTATTTCTTTGTGCAAATTTAGATCCACCTAAACCTGCAACAGTTGGGTCATAAGATGTGCTTTTAGTAGATAAAGCTTTGTAAATTTTTGATAACAAGCCATCTTCTTTTTGATTTTTAATTTTTGATTTATATCTTGTGTTACTAGGTTTTTTATCTTTACCAATATTTAAAGAGGCACCCATAATTGAACTTTTTGATTGAAAGTCTGACATGTCTATATTACCAATATTGCCACCTTTAGATGAAAACTTATCAAAATTAAACCCAGCATCACTTTTATAACTTTTTTTTATATTTCTAGCCATAATGTTCTCCTAATATTCTATTAAACCACCATAATACTTTTTATCAATTGTTCTAACATTGGTCGGTTTTCCTCCAACCCCTTGAGCTTTCGCTCTTTTTCTTTTGACAGCAGAAGTCTTTTGACTTTTGCTCATACTGGCAGCTTTTGAAGCTGGAACACATTTTGGGTATTTACGTTTAGAGCCTTTTGCACTTTTACGCCCACACTTCTTGTATCCACCACCTTTTTTAGGAGAACCGATATCAACCCAATTCTCACTGAACCATTTTTTAAGCCCACTTGCCATTAAACTAAACCTTTGTAATATGCCTTAGCTGATGGATTACTTACAGTCATGCCATCTATGTCCATATCTATAGCAGAACCAGAAGTATCTCCTGCTTCAACAAATGTACCTTCTTTAGCTGGTTTTGGACCTCTAAAGTCTTTTCGTTTCTTGCCCCCTGGGCCTTTGACTTTACCAGCACACACTTTACTAGCGTATGCATTAGCATAAGCACTAGGATAAACATCAAATTTAGCTTTAGCAGCTGCTTTGCCTCTAGGGCATAGCTTTTGTCCTTTTTTCTTAGCCATATATATCTCCTATGTATGTATAAATATTAACAGTTTTCAAACATGCTATCTAGACCTAGCTTTTTTAATTTTCTTTTTCTTTTTTTTCTTTTTTTTCTTTTTTTTCATAGGTGGTTTTGAAATCTGCTTTGCTATCTGTGCTCTTGTTATAGACATCTACTATACCTCACTTTTCCGTTTTCATCTTTTTCAGCTAATAAATACTCACTTCTATTAGCATCTCCAACATAAGAAGCATGTACCCAACCAGAGTTGATTTCGTTAGGATCATGAAACTCAAGAATGACTTGATCAAAATCTAGATTATCATTAATAAAATCTGCTAATTCTTTATTGGACACACCGGGTATTTCAAAATCTGCTGCTTGGCCTTTACAATGTTGTGACCTAGAGGATGAACCAATTTTTTGACTTAACTCAGGAGATCTATACCCAGAACTTATCATAACTGGTTTTTGAAAATAGTCTCTTACAGGTTGTAAAATATTATCACAAAGTTTTTCTAAACTTACGATGTGTTCCTTGTCGGGATTGTTATCAATATTACATCGTTCAGCTGTTTGTGATTTTATTAATTCTGCTAGACTAAAATTATCACTTAATTTCATACAAAAATAAGTAAAAGTAATAAAATTACTATGACAGCATCTCTTATTTTACAACTTTCACAAGTCCAGCTATCTTTATATTTAGTCCACAACTTATCTACAGTTTTATACATGTTTGTTAACATTTCCATCTTCTCCTTGCTTGACATATACGTTTATTGGGTGTTTTACGACAATTAATGTTGTGCATTTTTGCTTGACCAGCACTTCTTGAACAATATGACTTACGTCTTTTTGCAGCCTTACTACCTTTTTTAACATCACCTGTAACGGCTGTTTTTAATTTACTGCCTGGATTCATACGACGATAAGCTTTTACACCAGCTTGAGTCATACCCGCACCTGACTTAGTAGACCTGTAATTTTTTTTATTACGAGAAGGCATACCGCCTTTAGAAAAACCTACTAGATCATTGGTATATTGTTCTACACTAATTTCCATAATTAATCATAGTTTTTAATAAACTCTGCAATGACTGTGTAAGTATTACCTGAATCAGCTGCACCTGGCACAACAAAGTTAACATCACTTTGGTTTGAGTTAGATGAAGTGTTAGCAGGAATACCACCAAATTCTCTTAGATCCCAATAGCCTGAATCAACTAATGTTGCAATAGGGATATCGCCATCTGAGTCTTCAAAGTCTAGTCTAGCAAAAGAATCACCACCATCACCATTAGCACAAGACCACCATATTCTTTGTGGGCTTACTGTTGTGACGGATTGTCCATTTTTGTTAGCCGCTAATGCAGAGACATCTGCAAAGACTGTGGTACCACCTGAACCATCTGATTGATTGACTATTTTGATAACTACTCTCTTATCGTTTTGTTGTAAGATTGTAGGTCCTGTTACTGTATCTGCCATGTTTCCCTCCTTAATTAAGAAACTAAA